GTGATAACTTCTAACGTCGTTATTCGCTGTTCGTGGTTCTGCCAAATGGGCATGTCGTCCACATCCTTTTCATTCATTATTAACCCCCTAACATAAGATTTTCTCGAATTTCCCCGTAAAAAATACGCCTATTAAGCGTTTGTTTCTTTCTTATTCTCTTTTGGCTTGCCACCTCCCTCATGTAATTGCTTATTCTCCATTTCTAATTCTTTTATTTTTTGTTGTTGACTAGCGATAATCGCTTCTCGATCAGCTATTGTGACACCCATATTACCTATTTGTCTTTTTAACGATTCTTCAAAATAATCAGGTTGCTTATTTTCCATTATGCTGATTCCTCCAATTTTGATAATCTTTTTTCAATATCCATCGTTAAATCATAATGTTGCTGTTGGGCGCGGGCAACGTAATTCAAATAAGAATACAGATCAACGCTGTCGCCATCAGCAAGAAACTGTGATGGAGATTCTTCAACTAAAATACCAACTTGCCAGTGATCAAGCATTGTTGATTCTCCGCCTGTAAGCCGTTTGTATTCTACTATTCTTAATGAGTTGATAACTTCAAGTGCATCGTCTTGTAACTCTTTAATGTCTCTTTTCTGGTTCGCACGGCTGGATTGTCCGATATTTGATGCCACTATAGGCAGATAATTATCATTTTCATCTGCGACTCGAACACTAGCATTCCTAGGGTTAAGATAAATACGTCCGTTATTTGTTTCTAATGCAAGCCTAGCTCCCGATCCTATAGTCAGCCCTCGAGATTCATGATATCGCGTACTGTGAAATTCGATAAAACCAGAAGCGTCCATATCGGCGTGATCTCCGTTACCATCCCTGAATGTAGATATGCCATAGTCATTGAAATAAAGCGACCAGTTTTTATCATCATTCCTAGCGCGGACTTGGCCATTTTGAATCATCACCCTTACTTGGTTATCACCGGACTCACCCATCCAAGTACGATCATGTACACCTCTCGACACAAGTTCTGATCCTCTCAATCTGATAAACACATCATCAGATTCCTTAGAGACAATTTCTGCCCCCTCAATATACCCTCCGTATATCTCACTCCCATGCATCTCCACAGCTTCAATTAATATCCCTCTCAAAGTACCAAACACACCAAAATCGGCATTAATACCCTCGTGCGTGATGGCTGACCGATACGTTTTACCACCATCCCGGCTAAAACCTAACCCGTCTGTGTTGAATCTCATGTATTCATTCGGATTACTTCTATTGATCCCGATGATCTCACCTGCGCCATAGCTAAAGTGACTATCTAGGTTGCCATTTATAATGTCAGATGCCCGTTGAATTGCATCATCTAGCCAACTTTTTTTAATTTTCTTCCTGCCGTTTTGAATATCTCTAAAATCAGATAACGTATCATATTGCTGTGTTTTATAACGTGTGGCTATACCTTCATTGCCTAGCGTATATTGAGCATCAATAATGTTGCCTTCCCAATCAAACGTTTCATCAATTTCAACTACTCTAACCTGCTGATTCTGATTTAAGTCGGTAACGTATAGCCATACCCTGTCACCTTCCTCAAATTGCATTTCTGGATATCCGTTATTAGTGAGATCGACTGCTGTTATTGTTGTGGATATTTTATAACTGTTTTCAACTTGATTTTCGACTGCTTCAGTTAATGCATCCTTATGCTTGTATGAACCATCACGAATTGCAGGACCTTCAATATATCCCTGTTTATTGACCAACGGAGAAACATACTCTACCTCTAATTTATAATCAGCATCTTCTTCGGAATCGTCTTTATCACCAAAGCCACGCGCCCATGTATGAAAACCGGATCCATCAACTTCAATAGATACATCTTTGATGTTTAAATCCTCATGCAGAATAACGTCCTTGTCAGAACCGATTAAGCCATGAATATAGGCTTGTTTACCTCTTATGACATATTCGCCTTTGAAGCGATCAATACCATATAGGAAGCGCTCTGTTTTGCTTTGGTTGGCTTGGTAATTCAATGTGTTGGCAGCAAGGTTATCCGCAAGTACAAAATTGTAACCTGTACCCTCGAATAACTCCCTAAAATAAGATGCAGGTGTTTTAGATTTATCTTCTAATTCATCCTGTAAATAATGCCCGTTCAAATCTACGAAGAATGATAATACGGCATCCACACCTACATTAAATTTATCTCCATCAAGTGCATATGTCGGGCTTGTTATCGTGTACCATTCACCTTTAAAAAGTATTTTCCAACCAAATTCAATGTCATGGAGAAAGTCAGCATTAATATCGTCATATAAAAAGGACAGCGATATTTCACGCTGCCCGTTAACTCGTTTCTTTCTATTTACTTCTGCCATTGCAGGGTATTCTTTTCCTTTTAAATCGAGTAAGAATAATGATGGTTGTCCTTTGATTTTGTTCACCTCCAAATTAAAAAGACCGACTAAATTAATAGCCAGTCTTAATGTTTTCTAAATATTCATTTGTTCGTCTTATGTTCCAACGGTTCATTAAATGTTATTCGCAACAAGCACTTTTCCGTCATTCGAATCGTTAAGTGAGAATCCATTTGCTACGTTACCAGTAATGCTTGTTTTTGTTGTGTCATCGCTCCAGGCTACACCTTTATCAAGATGGTTTCCACTAATGGCAATATGTGAGTTTGCGCCCTCCATTTTAATAGACTGTTCGGTATGGTTGTTTTTAAAGCTATTTCCATTAATTGTCGCTCTATCTACCCCCTTCATATAAAGAGAATCCTGTGCCGAATTGGCTACCTGGTTATTCCCTATTATTAAATCCTGAATACCTTTATTTCTTGAGTCAAAATTGAGCAATGGCGCAACGTTCGCACCATGATCTTGTAAAGAATTTCCAACGATGTGAATTGCCTCGAAATAGTACGGACTTTCATCTAAGTGAACGTGTATCAAGCTTTCTGGGGATTCGTATGCAGGCCCGTTTGCACCCTCGATGTCATTTCCGATAACTTGTAAGTTGTGCATATCAGAGTTTTCAAGATACAAAGCTCGCAAGCAGTACGATATGTGATTTCCAGTCAAGTTCTGTTGATGGACGTTTGTGTTGTCCCAAAATACCCCATAACCGGAATTATTCCAGATATTATTATTAGATAAGATAAAGTTTCGATTAAGCCCGACAACTTTTATGCCATGTCTTAAGTTGAATAGGTGACACCCATCAACACGCAATCCATAAGTCCCATCAAACACAATTCCGTTCCCTATATAACTTCCTTTTGACGACCCAATTCTTAGGTCTCTGATAAATGGGTTCATTTCCGTATATGATAACTCTATATTTAGAGGCTCCCGCGGGTTTGCGCTACCTGTAGTTTTACCTCCTTTATATTTTAAAACATCAACATCGCTGTCCTTTATTTCTATCAGCGAGTTTTGCCCCTCGATGCCCCTAACCTTTGAAACATCAGCAGTCACCGTTCCGTCAGTAACATATATTTTGTTTGGTTCAAATACCAATATGTCGCTATCTGCGTAATCGAAAGCATCTTGAATTGTTTCCTTGTCACTTTTACCTTCGCCACCAAAATCTCCGACGAATACTTTGCCACCGTGCTCTCGATTCTTTATAACACCAACAGAACGATAGTCTTTCGCCATTGGTTCGAACTTATATCCATATGTCTCTAAACTCGTTGATGCTCCCCCTAATTCTACTTGCATAAAATCAGGAGCTTGTTCATGTCTAGCTACATAGACTATCATAATATAATCGCCGTTTTCTGTTGTAAGAGTGAAGGTGGTTTCGTTGTCCGAATAATATTCTCCATCTCGAACAAACCGCACCGTGTCACCTGTTTTTGGATATTTTTGTGTGAAAGCTATTCTGAATCTGTTACTTTTGGTTTTCGTCAAAGTATAAGTCACGTTTGGTTTAACAGGTATAATAGCACTCTTGTAATCTTCGCTTTGAATGAAGCTTCCGCCTCTATCAGTATTATCTTCAATATAACCATTGACATAATCACCTTTAAAAAGATTTTTTCCTTTTCTTATGTTCGGTGATTTTACATTAAAGCTAATGTCTAAATCGTATTCCTTGTAAGGACTTGGAAATCCTCCAACTTCCACCATAGCATCAGGCTCGGAATGGTTGTTTGTTGTCCAAACAATAATATATCTTTCTTTATCCGTTGTCTTGAAGGTGAAGTAATCGAAATTATCGTCATATGGTGAAGTTGTTGACTTATCTGATCCCCCTTGCTTTATCCACCTATTCAACCTCTCCCCGTCTTCTGGAAAGCTTTCGTGTCCGGCGATAGAAAAAATATCTGTTGTTTTATTGCTACGTTGAATTGTGTACGTTGTATTCGGATTGACTTCTAAGATAAAGCCCCTATAGTCCGAGTCGTATAAAAGTTTAGGATTATCATCTCCGCCTCCGATAGCAATTCCAATGTAATTGCCATCAAATAAATTTTTACCTGTCCCAAGAAAGGTTGTTTTCCGAGGATCAACAGACTTATTCGCAAGTTTTTTCATTGTAATGCTTTCGTTAGCAGGAACGGAATTTATTGGGGTCTCTCCTGCCATCTGTTGTAAAAAATCATCTGACATGTAGGTTTGGTCTAATTTACCTTTATTCTTATTAATATCATGTACAGATACTTCGCCATGACTTATTTTATCTTTCTCAGTATCCGCCAAAGACGAACTAAGTCGGTTGTCCACTTCATTGATTGCAGTCGGGTCAATGTCTTGTATTTCTTTCCAAATTGAACCATCGAAACGATAAATCTTACCATCATCCCTTGTCATTCTTGTTTCGCTATTAGAAGCATTGGAAGGTAAATTATCGAATGTATCTACTGGCTCGCCCCAATTTATCTTTGCCGAATCCACTACTTTGTCGAACGCTTTTTCTGTTACCGTATCGACTACATTACCAAAATCATCATATAATTCTTTAAAATTACTGTTCATTTTATTCAATTCATTATCATTAAAAATAGCTTTTATCTCTTTTCTGGCCATTAACTCACATCCTTTTAGTAATACTTAAACCTAAAATCAAAAGTTATTTTATACTTGGGCAATCCGCTGATTTTAAATTTATTGATGCCTTCTTTTAATATTGGATAGTATCTGTTTGTTCGTTCCATGATAGTTGTCTTATTCAACCTCACATCATGACCGTTGAATATAATCACGTCACCAGGCTTTAATTTCCAATCACTATTTTTAGTGGGGTTATACTCCCACTTACCGCCTGTAGCATCGTACAATATGAAACTAGTAACATTCTGTTTTATTTCAATTTTAATTTCACAATTATCTTTTTCCTGTATTGTCTTTAAAGGAATACCAGCGTTATAAATATTAAACTCGCTAGCATTCTCATACTGATAAATTAAATTATCTGGTGAAACATCAATACCCATGCCGAATGACCAATTTCCATTAGCAGGGATTCCGTTATGCTTGTGTAAATCCATTGTTTTAAAGCGACTTATCCAGTAGGGATGACCGTCTATCTTCAATGGTATATCGACAAAAGCATACGTCTGTAAGTTATCTGGACGTTCCGGCACGTATTGATCAATTACTCTAACTTTCATTAGCTTGTTACCTTGCAAGGATTCTGTTACGTAAAAAGCGCCTAATCCTCTAAAAAAGGAATAGACGCGATCTCTTTTTAGTCTGTAATCTGTTGCATTCATTGCTTTAATTCTTGCGCTTAATGTCATATCTCGATCAGTATCTCGCACACCTGTAATGATGTTGCCGGGTCGTCTAGGGATGTTGTGTTGCGTTGGTTCCTGTCCTATTGAAGATACCTCTAAATCCAGTCCCCGTAATCCGTAATCAAGATCGTCCACAGGTAGAGGTACTGGATTGAAGTTTAAATCGTATATTTTAAAGTGATCATTCACGCGAAAGCACCTCCTGGCTTGCCTGCGAATATGTCATGCTTAGTAGATTGCCTGGAGTCCATCTTGTTATATGAGCGTTGAATATCTCCTTCTGATAACACTGTCTTTTGTTCAATGTTACGGCTGGACATAACAAGTTCGGTTAACAGTTGTACTTGTTGTTTGAGTAATGATAATTCCTCTGAATTACCACTATTACCGCCACCACTCACATTAGGCAATTGTTGTGGATGCTTATTACCGCTTTCGATATCTTTACCAGCAAGTGCTAACAGCTTCATGGCATCTGTCCTACGTTTAGGATCAGTAGGAATAACCCACTCCGGGAATCCGCCTTCTGCCAATTCATACAAACCACTGTTTTTAACTAATCCACCACTAGCAAACTTACGTCCGCCTCTTGGACCCCATCCTCTTGTTCCGTATGGTAAATCTCTGCGCCAAGTTTTATTATTGAAAAACGCTAACAACTGATCATAACCGAAATAGATATTACCGTGACCAGGCATTTTGTAAGCAGCGAATGTCTGCGGGATATACTGTAATAAACCACGTGCAGGATTTCCGCTTAATGTGTTTATATCCACAACGTTAGGAGACTGGACAATCTTCTCATTACCGCCCGACTCACGATTGATTTGAGCGATAATACCGTTTACGTGCCTACTAGTAATAGACTCATTCATTCGGGCTGCTGCTTTACGGATGTTAGGAGCCCATGCTTTAGCGCCACCTGATGCGGGGCCTGAAATGCTTTCTAATTCATCATCTTGCGTTTTCTTAATGAATCCGACAGCTTTATCTTTAACGTAATTAAATCCGCCTTTAGTCATCTCGCCAATTGCAGCAGGGAAACTAGGAATTTCTACACCCATTGCTTTTAGTCCTGCATTTAACAAGGCTTTTGGTGCATCGTTATAAATATCTAATCCCGAGCCTATTCCGGACGCGGCCTTTCCTAGCGCTCTGTTAGTTTTAGAATCGGAATATTGCATAGCTTCTCCGCCTAGGTTTAAGGCTTTGGCTACGTCTTTGAAGTTTATACCCCACGCATATTGTGGAGTTAACGCTTCTCTTGTTTCGGTTGCCGACCACACCTGCGTGCCTTTTGGCATATTTGGTATTAGTGTTGGTTTTGCAGGACTTAGTGAGAAGTTTCCTTTCGGGTCTCTCATTAATTCCGGCCCCGAATTGGAATTTTTCCCGTCTCCCACTACGGCCGCACCTCCGGGGTGTTTTCCTTTCGTCCCCTTGGCATACCAATTCAAACTAGTAGCAGGATCCCAACTCCAACTCTTATCAATTCCGAATTTCTTCAGAACCCACTTAACAGCATCGATAACGCCATTGACGCCGGAAGCTATGCCGTCAACCATTTTCCGACCAATTGCCAGCATCCCGTCTTTTACTTTGTGTGCACCTTCGACGATTTTTGATTTCATGTTCCCTGGCATGTTCTTCACTTTGGTAATCATGTCAGAAACATAACCAAATACATTATCCTTAATGTTTTTAAATGTTGTCGTGACGCTATCTTTAAATCCATTGAATTTTTTAATCGCCCAGTTAACACCATTTTTTATAGGGTTGACAATGTTATCTTTCGTCTTATTCCAAACTCGTTTAGCCATGTCACGTACGCCAGTAAATATATTCGTAGTATTGTTTTTCAAATTTGTAAATCGTTGTTTGACAAAGTCGACAATACCCTTTATTACCGTTTTAAAGAATGAAAGTATCGCATTCCAAATCCTAGAAATAATATTTCTGATTGCGGTTGTGATTGTGGTAATCGTATTACTCATTGACGTAAAGCGATTCTTAATAAAATCCACTATCCATTTTATAACTGTGGAAAACACGCTACGAATGCCCGTCCACATTTTACTAATTGGACTACTAAATAACTTTATAAAGCTAGTTACACCTTTTAATAGTTTTCCAAAGAATGATAGTTGGACGAAGTTCCAAACAAACTCAATCGCTCCCGAAAAAATTTGCTTGACACCTTCCCACATCTTTGAAAAGTCACCTGTGAATAATCCTGAGAATGTTTTTACCAATCCCATGATTACATTCAAACCGCCATTTATAACACCTTTGATGTTCTCCCACACCATTTTGACAACTGCAAGCACCGCTTTGAAAGTTAAGTCAAATATGCCTTTAATAAGTGGTAGCGTAAACTTAACAGCACCTAATACAGCGTCCAGTACTGGCTTAACAACCTTCCATATGCCACCGAACACATTTGAAAAAGCCTGCAGAAAACTTGATCCTTCACTATCCCAAAATGATTTCATTTCAGAAATTTTTTCTTTAGAAAAGCCAACAATTGCACCTATGGCTTTGGAAACTAGGTCGCGCATAGTATTAAAGGCATTTTTAATACCGTCAACCATCGATAACACTGATTCGTTAGTTGTCAAAAACTCCTTAATTCCCGATACAGCGTTTAGAAATGCATCCTTTAACTTGTTTACTGTTCCGCGAAATGTGTCTGATTTCTTATAGGCTAGTGTGAATCCTGCGGTCAATGCTGCTATTATTCCGACTGTGATACTGACCGGCCCTGTAAAAGCCACGAATCCTAACCTCAGCCATTTAAGCAATCCGCCTGCTTTGGCAATACTCGTCATAACTGGCGCGAGTGTGGTTAATACATTACCCAATAAACTAATCAGCAAACCTCCAGCGACTAACACGGGTCCAATTGCCGCAGCGAATGCAGCCATCACAACTGCAGCCACCCTCAATTGTGGAGAAAGATTGTTTAGCCAATCGACAAATCCCTTGACTTTCTCGGCGCCTTTCTTTAAGGCTGGCTCCATATCTTCAAAAATAGATATTGCGAATCCCTCTATACCCGACTTGATTTCACGTAAAGTTCCGCCAAGACCGCCTTCCATAATATCAGCCATGCGTTGCGCTGCACCTTCTGAATTACCAATAGCGTCAGAAAGATTGTTGTAGTCATCCTCAGTTGTATTAATAATTGCGAGCGCTCCAGACATTGCCTCTTTACCAAATATTGTGGCCGCCGCAGACGCTTGTTGTTGTTCGCTTAAACCATCGAAAGACCCACGTAAATCTTGCATTATTTCGTCAAAAGTTTTCATGTTACCTTCTGAATCAGTAAGAGATATACCGAGATTGTCCATTTCGCCTTTCATTTCTTTGGTTGGTTTGGCAAGGTTTGTCATCATGGTACGAAGTGCCGTTCCTGCTTTTTGACCTTTAATACCATTATCACTCATAAGCCCAATCGCTTGCGCTGTATCCTCTACCGTATAACCTAATGAACCCGCTACTGGTGCAACGTATTGGAAGGCTGCGCCTAATCCAGATACGTCAGTGTTAGCATTTGCAGATGCCTGGGCAAGCACGTCAGCAAAATGACCACTGTCTTTCGCTTCCATGCCGAATGCTGATAAAGAATCGGTAACTATATCACTTACCGAAGCAAGGTCTTCTCCCGATGCAGCAGCAAGTGACATGACGCCATCTATACCACCAATCATTTCTTCTGTATTCCATCCCGCAAGCGCCATATAATTTAAAGCTTCCGCGCTTTCGGATGCCGAATACCGTGTGGTGGCGCCCATTTCTTTGGCTTTCTCTCGCAATTGCGTAAGATCATCACCTGTTGCACCGGAAATCGCTTGTACTTTTCTCATGCTATCATCAAAATCTATTCCGGTTTTAGCCGCAATGGCTCCCATTCCCACAAGTGGAGCAGTTACATACATAGACATGGACTTACCCACGGATTTCATTTTGTCGCCTGCAGCAGTCAGTTTAGTTCCGGTTTCCTCGAATGTTTTCCCAAGCCTGCCCCAGCCTGATTCGGCGATACGTTGTTGTTCTTTCATCTGTTTTAATTCTTCTGTCACGCCTTCAACATAGCGTTCAAGATTATTTAGTTCCGCTGATTCCCGATTGTAAGCACGCGCAGCCTTTTCAGCTTCTGCCGAGCCTTCACCGTGTTCGTTGACCATTTTTTCATAGTTGCGGCGAGCTTTTTCCGTTACTTCTTTTTGCACTTCTAGCTTTTTATTCAAACCATTCAATCGCGTTTCGTATTTCCCAATTGATCTATCACTACGATCAAAGGCAGACATATTAGCGCGCATTTCAGAGTTAACGGTACGTAACTTAGATCTTAAGTCAGTTAATCCGCTATCAATCTTCATTGTGTCTAAATCCAAGCCTATGGATAATCCTTCTATTCTTTCCGCCATTTTTTACCTCCTTTCTGTGGAGATATAAAAATAACCTTAACCTCCGAACGCGGAAATTAGGGACTTGCTTTCCTTAGTTTTATTGCGTTCTTCCATTAGGTCAACCATGAAATTAAATGGCATATCCATAATTTCGTTTATGTCTTTTCCTCTTTCAATTAAATCCCGTATAAGATTGTCCATGTATTCTTTTTGTTTCTTCCAACTGAAGTCCTCAACACTCAACCCCTTTTCTTGTTGTTCAGAAAAGCTTGTGTTTCATCTGTCTGTTGCCCTTGTGCCACGAATAAAATTTGATCTTGTAGTGTTTGAATTGCATCTGGTGCATGTAAGCCATCCATTAACTCTTGCTTGGTAAACTGATCCTTGTAAACTTTAGTAGCTATAAAATCCATAAATTGATCAAAAAGATCACGTTCTTTAACTTTTCCACTCTCCGCCGTTTCGGATAAATCCATGGCCTCGTACACTACTGACATTGGAATAAAAACGGGAGTCCAATATTTTTCTGTGACGACCTCTCCCTCTTTTACGTCTTTCACTAGTTCGATCATATTTCTTTTTAAGTTAGCCATTATTCATATCTCCCTTTTTATATAAAAATAGAGCAGGGAATATATCCCTACTCCTTAAACTTCTAACGCTTCTAATCGTGAAATGATATCGTTGTATTGTTCTTCTGTTCCGAACCCATCAGCGCCATCAGCACCCGCTGGACCTCGTGCTCCGTCTGTACCAGCAGCGCCCGGGTCACCTTTAGGGCCCGCAGGACCTTGAGGACCCGTGTCGCCTTTGGCTCCCTTTGGCCCGCGTTCGCCCGCGCCACCACTAGCTTGACGAACTACTTTAGCAATACCGCCATTTTTTACGGATTCAGCTACATAGCCGAACCCTTCACCTGCTACGACCATTCCGTTTTCTCCAACTTCAACAGTAGCACCTGCTATTAAGTCGCTTCCCGATTCGATTTCCCAAACAGGACTGTCCTTAATCGTCACAGATACCTCTTTGTTGGCTTTTAATTCTCCGGTTGATCTAAAGTCAGGAGTTTCACCTGCGGTCGTTACAGCGATGGTTAAAACATCATTACCGTCACGCGTTTCTGTTTTCAGGGATAACAAGCGATTCCCTGGTACATCTTCTGTTACAATTGCTGTGAAATTTGCCATTAACCTTCAACACCTCCGCCAGCGCCTTCGTCTGGATGAGGTACACCAAATACCGCTTGGAATAAAGCATCGCGGTTGGTTGTTTCGCCCTTCTCATCAACTGCGAACAAGACTGA